TACAACATTACCATCTTGATCTGTTACTAAGCTGGAACGGTTAGGTGATTGCCATACATTGTATCCTTGATTAACAATTGCTGGGTTAGCTGCTACTAATTTAAGCCAAGTTTTGTAAGCATTTTCTTGTGCTGAAAAGAATGGACTAATAAACTTCATAGCTGTTGCTAGGTTTGTACGGCGCTCAATATTAAACAAAATGTTTTTCATTTCACGTACTGCGACCTTGTGAGAAGCAGACATAATTGCTTCTTGGTCTGCTGTAGTTAAATTACCTTCTTTAAGACCGGTAGTAACTTCAACTCTACGACGAGCCTCTTGGCGGTATAACTGTACATACAATGGATGACGTGCCCAAGTATCTTCAGGTATGGTACCTAAGAACTTAAAAGCTGTATTAATCATATTACGAACGTTTAGTTTGCCAGTGTTAAACAAGGCTTCTTCTAAAACGTGGCCGTGAATAATAGGCAAAGTAGTTGGATCTGGAAAAGCAGCGCGTAAATCATTGGCAGTAATATCGCGTAACTTATTTCGCAAGCCAGATGACTCTGGTAGATACTTGCCAAAGAATCTATTAATGTTTGTTACGTGTTCTAAAGCATCATCAGATGTAATACTAAGACGGCGGCGTAGATCACGGCCTTCTGGAGATCCCACAAGCCAGCGAGTAATGCTTTCAACGCTTTCACCAGCTGCAAGTTTTTTAACAACAGCAGAGTTGCCAAATTGCTGACGCAATGTTTGTGACCATTGCTCAAAGTACCCTGGATCAGTAGGACTTACCTTGCCAAAACCTTTTGTTTGGAGTTTACGAGCATACATATCACTGTTGCTTTCAACCATACGTTGGAAAGTGTTACCAGATGAGGCAATCTTTCTAAACATCTCACCTAATGGGCCGCCAAAGGCGTCGTATAGTTGATAAGTTGTACCATCGCTAGTAGTAATATCGTAAGTTCCATTACCAATTCGGTCTTTTGGTGTAACAGTTCCAAACTTATTAATTGTTTCTGTATAATGATTATAGACAGCCATCTTTTCTTCTTGAAGAAGTTTAAGAGTGTTTACTTCACCGGCTAAATCAAAGTTATCAGGATACAAAGATAACTTTGTTTCAGCTTCAGCAATTTTAGTTTTAATATCTTTAAGATCTCTAATAACAGCAGTAGTAGACTGCTGTACATTCTTAATAGACATACCATCGTGTACTGGTAAATAGGTGTCAATTAAACGAGCAGGCACACGCACTGTGTTATTGACAATATTTTTTAGACCAGGACCAAGGTGACGTAAAGAAGTCATAGCGCCAACAGACGCTGCGATACGAAGTTGTGAATCAACGCCGTTACGGATCGTGTAACCGAGGCGCAATAGCGCTCCAGCCTTGAACAAGTCCTGTACTAGATCAATGACGCTTAATGGCTTGTCTGTTAGTGCGCCTTTAAGTGCTTGAATTGCTGAAGAATTTTGCTTTAGTAAACGATCTAGTAAATCAAAGTCCATTATTGGAAGCTGGTTGGCAGTCTGAGATTCAAACTGCGGAACTTTAAGAATAGATTCATCCAAGTCAACCATAAAGCCTTTATCTTTAATAGACTTTAGAGCAGATGTGCGGTTACCTTGGTAGGCATTGTAAATCTGATCGGCTGTTTCAGCATCAATATTATATTTAGCAGCAATAGCACGAACGCCAGCACCTTCAATATTCAACATAGCTAAGCTACGTGCCTCTGGAGTGGTTGCCCCCATATAAGAATCAAGTAAAGAATTAGCCTGTTCGTCTGAAAGAACGTCAAGTCTTTTCATAGTAGCAGGCACACCTGGTATGGCAGTACTTGTACGCAAGCGCTCAAGTGTTGCTACAACTTCTTTGTATGAATCTGGATCATTAAAATCAACTATGCCAGCAGGACGTTCGTTTTGTGCCCAAGAAATCTTTTGATATAAACGGTGGAATGGAGTTGGTTGAAATATTTCAACATCAGGAGTTCCAACAGGCTTATCGTAAAAGCGAGCAGAACGTGCTTTTGCTACAAAATCTTCAACACCCTGAGTAAGAACGCCAGTTGTGCGAGCGAGTGAACCGCCACCTTCGCCAAGTTCCATCATCTTTGCAAATTCAGTATCTGCTTTAGCGAGTGCTGCGTAGTTAGCCTCGGCTTCAGCAATAACAGCAGGATTATCATTTAGGAATGGAATCATTCCAGTTCCATCTGGTGCGGAAAACAGTTTGTACTCATCTACTGATGAAAGATCAGCACGAGCCTTAGCGAGAGCATCTTTCATATCAGCACGAGCAAACGCAAGTTCATCCATAGCTGCTGGATCACCCGTTGCTGTACGAAGTATAAGAGCAGTAGTGTCTTTGTCTTTAGATTCACCAAGTAGATGAGCAAGAAGCGCTGGCTGATCTGATCCTTTAATCATTGGGTGATTAATTGCGTAAATAAAATCATTAGCAGTAAAGTCATCAATAACTTTAGTAAAGCGATTAGTTTCGCCGTACTGTGCTTTAGTTAAATCTTCTGCTGCTTTAGCAACTATGTCTGAATTTTTTAATTTACCAGTTGCTAAGCTACTTGCTTTAAGGGCTGATCCAGCCTTAGCGCCAACAATGGTTACGTCACCAAAGATTTGAGCAAAGGTATCTACTGATCCAGATATTGCTTTGCCCCAAGCGCTTTTATTAAATGCTTGTTCACGTTCGCGTGGATCATAGATATTAAACTTTGGGTCGTATATTGACCGGTAAACATTTACAAATGATTGACCGTACGAGATCTCCTGAGCGCCTGTATAGGCTTTACGCCAAGTATTAGGATCAAATATATCCGTTACTGGTATCCGTCCACCAAGAAGATCGCCTTGTACAAGGTTAAAGGTGGTTAACGGCTCACGAATATATTGTTGGTTAACGTAGTTAATACGCTCAAGGGTCGGTTGAACGCCAGGAACTTTCATAATTGCTCCGCCAGCTGATGCCAGCGGTTTAATTATATCTTTACTCTCTGGTGCCCAAGCATTTTTTAAGGTATTAGAAAAACCATTAAATTCAGCGGCATCATTCCAAGGTGCTGTACCAATATCCCAGCCAACACGAGCAACACTGCTAGCGCCACCAAGGACTTCGCCGCCAAATTTGACCGTATTTTTAGCAATGGTCGAAGCTATATCACCAATTCGATTCCATAAACTCACTGCATATTCCACAAATCTTTGATTGCAGCGCGAGTTTCTGGTGATGTGTTAGGCGAGTCTGCTATGTAAGCAAGCACTGATTTTGATGCTTCAATCTTCATTCTAAATTCTGAGTCATCTGCTGGTTTAGCCATCATTAAAGAATCAGATCCTAAACCTGGACCTACATCAGCACCATTTGTTACTGGTTCATTAGGGCGTGAAGTTGGATCATATAAACCTGTTACTGGAGCCTGCGTTGCAGCGGCACGAACTTCGTTCGCTGGCATTGGGCGTTGATTTGGAGTTCTTGAAAGAGGCGCACCTGACTGAATTGCTGCGGTGTCTACGCCTTCACCGTATGCAGTAGATCCCATACTTAATTTATCTGTTCGAACAGAATACTTGCCAGGACCTGAAACTCCGGCTATTGGGTTCATTGGTGTCTTAGCCATCTGTTTCTTCTCCTAACGTTTCTAAATCTGCGGTCATATCTTCCCAAGCACGAATTGTTTTTGTCTTTTGGTTAGAATGATAAACGGATAGTTCTAATAGTTCACTAGTCATAGCTTCAAATGTTTGAGCTAAATTGTGAATAAAACCTGTAAGTATTACTAAAAAATCAGAAGGGCGCACTGGGCGAGGAATGTCATTATTGTCGTTCATCACCCAGTACACCTCCTATAAAAAATTTATCCTTTTTTAACTGCGTTACCTTTACGTCCTGCTGGCATCATTCCGAAGAATACCTTGCCACCTTTTGGCTTTGAGGTATCCATCTTGCCTTCCTTTGGCTGAGCCATAGGTGCTGCTGCGCGTGATCCTTTATTCATATTACACCTCCTCCTTTTTTATGCGGCGCCGGTAATACCAGCTAGTAGTTGGGCTATATCGGGTTTTTGACCAGCAGCAGGGGCCATACCACCTTGTGGATTTGGAGGTTGCTGCGAGGCAGGGGCGGAGGCCGCACCTGCTGCTGGAATCTGTTCTGCGCCAGGCATACCTGCCATCTCTGGTGGCATCATTGGTTCTGGTGCTGGTGCTGGCATAAATGCCTTTTCGATAATGTTCTCTAGTGCTTGGCCCTTTTGCCGACCTTGGATAACAGTTGCGATACGGCTGATAATCTCGGAAGGGTCTTGGCCTTGCGCCGCGAGAGCCGGAATCGCCTGAGCATACTGTGCAACAGCAACACGCAAAGAATCGCGCATTTCTTCAATATCAACACGTTGTTCCTCCTGAGTAACATTTAGATCCATAGGGATTTCACGACGTACATAGTCACGAGAAACAAGTTTGTCTGAACGCATTTGTAGTAAAGCAATGATGGCACGGTTAGGATCCATACCAGACATAATTCCGTAGCGTACATCTACGCCGTACTCGCCTTTAATGTCACGAGATGGAATATATTTAAGTACATAAGGTGTACCGTCATCGGTTCCCTTAATAGTCTTAGGGATTCCACCAAAGATTTTCTCATCTGCTTCAAAGCAAAGTGAGGCAAGCTCGGTAAACAATCTAGCAAACTGTGCTTGTGCTGCTTTGATCTGTGTATCAAAGCCAGCTTGTAGCGCTTGTACTCCGCGACCTGTAATAACAGATGCGTCCATATTGCCTGAACGAGACTCAGGGTATCTAGCACCCATACGAAGTTCACGTTCTAATACACCGGATTCAGTAAATACTCCAGCGGGAAGTTCTAATGGAACACGGCGGATGCCTTGCGGATTAGCAGAACGCATAATGGCATCAGGTCCGAGGGCAAGTTCCTGAACATCTTGTGGAATAGCAATAGGTGCTTGGATAGATTTTTCTGCTGCTTGGATCTGTAAGATCGCAAAGCGAGCACGAGCAAGTTGAACTGAGAGCACATCATCGAACTGACCGCGTGCTTCGCCATCTAAGGATGAGCGCATCACGGTACGTGCCATAGACTTACCAAGAACGTTAGGAGTACGTGATAGTACTAGGTTCTTTCGTTCCGGTAAGTAAAGCAAGTCTTGATCTTTGTCGTGGTATTTAACCATTGAGACATAAGCAGAAGCTAATTGATAATTGTTTCTACCAAGGATTTCTTCATAGAACTCTGGATACTGGGCAGCTAGTGTCTCAGCATCGCTGATAATAACTTGAGTCAAAGATAAGGTGCGACCATAGCGATCTAACTCTGGGTAAGTTCCAAATGGATTGAGCATACGGATACGTGGATTGTTGTCATCGTAATCCATCTCAACCATACCGATACACATACCATAGGTGTTATACCAGTCTGCTGCGGTATACATCTGTAGCTGTAAGTCAGAGTTTGAAACATAGAAGTTAGCAATACGAGTTCTAGTATCTGCGGCTTTGCGAGCAGTATCTGAAACCATATTAGTTGCTGAACAGTTAAAGGATGGCAGTGGTGCCATTGCTTCTGCTAGGTCGCGTGCTGCTACGTCAATGAAGTTTGCAACCAGAGGCTTTGGATAGTCCTCTGAAAACATTGAAGGAAATACCTTGGAGATATCTCCTTGACGCACCGATAGCACATCGCGCATACGTTGATCTCGCGCTGCAGAGCGTGAGCGTAGGCGCGATAACTTCGCGTCAACTTCTTTGACTGATAACAATGGTGCTCCTTGTTAAATTACTTGCATACGGTTTTGTTCAGCGAAGGCTTCATCTAAATTGATAACAGTTCGCTTGCCTATCTCTTGCCGAGATAGAAATGGATTTTTCATATGGTGGGTGGCATACTGACCATAGTTAAGTAGTTCGCGTGCTCTGATCTCACAGAACCAGAGAGCCATAACTAAGTCGGTCTTGCCTTTAGTACTAGGAGACCAAGTAACTAACTGTTCAATTAAAGATTTAATGTTCTCAGTTTGATCTGATGGCAGATGTATTAGATTATCTCTATGGTGCTTGCCATCGAACTGCTTAGTACCAAACAAGGTAGACATAGAAGCTACACCGAAACCGGCATCCCATTTATTAGATCCAGTATGGTGTTCCTTGAACTGCACTCCCTTGGATGCTAAGTGCATCCTGATACCTTCATCTTGTGTTAAG